TCGTCTTCTGGATGTTTTGCGACACAGTACCCTTTATACACATTCAATGAAGCATCAAATATTTTTAATTTCATTTGATTTTTACTAACAGCTTCGTCTTGTGTAAGAAATAAACCCAAACTAGCATCGCCAATTATATATTTTAAAATGAATAGTTTAATTTCATTTTCAACGTTTTTAGAAGGATCTTGTTTAACATAGTCCATCAATTTTGAAAACAAATTTCCTCTCAAATCGCTTTCTAATATTTTTCTTGGACCAAAATCATTACATAGTTTTATTGTCGCAGTTGTACCGCTTAAAGAAACGGAACAAATAATTTTTTTAAAATTATAATCAACATTTTCATCATATGTATTTTTTAAATCATAAAGGTATAAAATAGATCCAATTGGATATTTTTGTTTTAAATTTTCCAATGTTTCTGTTGCTGCCACAGTAACAGAAATTACATTATAATTTGCTTGACCATATTGAATATTATTATCATAAGTGAATAAATCTGCATCATATTTTGTTCTAGAATTAGTTTTTACCAGTTCATCGCAAAATTTAGACAACGTTAAAAATTGCCATTTATTTAAATCTAATTCATTAATATGTCCCCTACCCATTCCGTATCTACTGTTAATACATAAATCATAAAACACCCAAGCCGGATTATTAGTCCACTTCAAACTAACATTGAAATTTCCCGACCAATTATCAACATATTCCCTAGCCTCACCATCATAATTTTCAGGAACCCTTATTTTTAATAATTTACAATCGTAAGATCTAGTTGGAATTGCGTTAAAATGTTTTGAACTAATTTTTGTAGAAACAGAGCTACAATAAGGATAACTCATGCGATAAGGAACATATTCAACGACAGAATCTAAAGAAAACGTTCTAAAAACATTTGTCTGCGACTGCACTGATTGTCTTAAACTATAAATAGTTATATTCATCTCAGGAAATGGATCTAACTTTAAATCTCCATCGTTTTTATTTAAACTTATAAAAAACGGTAAAATCAAAGGCCCTCCTTTTGCAACGAAAGATGCATTAAAAAATAAATACGAAGTTGTTCTTGCGCTTAAATTTTCCGCTTCAATCATAAAGGTAATAGGAGCCGCTGCTGTGCTACCACCATCTTCAATTGAATATAAAGTATCGATACTTATTGAAAATTGAACTATTGTTGCATATCTATTAAGAACACGATGACTTACTGGAGTACTAAATTGTTTATATTTAACAAAATCTTTTATTGTTTTATCAACGGATGCATCTTCTAATTTAAAAAGTTGACTAAAGAAGCTTGGTTTAAAAACAGTTGGTTCTGTAAGTGTATTTTTATATGCAATTGCTTTTGGTATATCATATATTCTGTTTTTATATTCAAATAGACTTGACGGTATAAAACTACCTTTTTTTCTTTCCGTTCCTGTATCAAAACTAATTTGAGTTTGAGCGAAGTTAAATAAATTTGTTCTGTAATCTACAACAGGTATATTATTATAATATATAGAGCTTCCTACGCTAGATAAAGCAGCACCACCTATTTCTAAATAACCTACTGTTTCACCATTTTTATTTGCAAAACCTTCTATTGGCCCTTCGCACAAAATATCGTCAGAAGAGTAAAACGATTCCGTTTCAAAAATACTACCTTGAGCGGTTTGCGCTTGGCTTTTCAAAAAAACAGATACCTGTTCGTCTAGTTCTATTGTCATTTTAATTATTATTATGGTTTAGGTTTAATCTGAGCCGATAAAGCTCCCACTTCTTTAGCCACGTAAAATATTGTTTGATTTGAGCTTTTATCTTCTGCGTGCATTGTAAAATATATATCATTAGCAATTACAATAGAACCTATTTTTAATCTTCCATAACCTATTGGAATACTCACATTTCTTAAAGAAACGTTTTCATAGCCCGAAAACAATCTTGAAACTGTTTTTATATCAGTTGGAGATTCAGGAGTTAGTAATTTTGTTATTAACATCTGAATTCCAGTGGATATAGCCAACAATATTAATCCAATTATTATTTGTTCAGCGGAACCTAATATCAACGGAATAACTTCAACTTTTGAATTGCGTTTTAAAATTGGAGAATTCAAATATTCTGGAGCCACAATTTTATCATCTACATAAATTATAAAATAACTTATATACTCATTTATATTTCCTAATGTTGATATGAGCTTACCAGTATTAGCTTCAATAGCTTGAAAAACCTCAATAATAGATTTTACATTTAAACTCCAATTTGTTTCAATAAAATTTTCAAAAACACCATGTAATTTTACATTGACCATATAATTAATTACACTTTCTTTCTATCATTTCATCACTATCTATATTATACATAAGCATGTTTATATTATAATATTTTTGATACAGAATGTCTAAATCAGAAAAAAAAGGATTAGATAAATGACTATGGAAAAAGTATTTTATTTTATACTTATTTTTAATTTCTAGATAATCTTTTGGGGAAATTAAAAAATAATTTTTTTTATCTAAATGTTTATTTTCTATTGGCATGAAAATCAAATCATCGCCTGACTCTACTATAAATCCACATGTTTCCTCAAATGGATTTTCTTTACAATAATTTTTAATTTCTAACAATAAATTATTTTGAATTATCATAAGGAAATGTTGACGGAAAAGCACCAAATGGCAATTTCCCACCAGGAGTATCTGGATCTTCTAAATAATCTTTGAATCTTAATAAACACCCTCTAAGAGTTTTAGAACATTTATCCTGCTTCCAAATATCAGTATTAAGATCTGGTTGTTTATTTAAAATCTCAGAAGAAATGCAAACATAAAAATTCTTTGGTTTGTTATTTGTATTTAATACAAAATCATCATTCAAATCAGTTGGCACACTAGGTATAAAATCTAAATAAACAAAATCCCCTTGAGAATAAGTTATTGATTTATCCCATCTTCCTTTATACGTTAATTTTTCTAAACCATAATTTTCATTTTGTAAATTATAATTAGAAGTTTTTAGATAATTTTTTAAAAATGTTTTATTATTTTCGTCTGCTACAGGAACCCCGACATCTGCAACATTTCCCCAAACATTAGTAAACCACCACGAACTATTAAGCATTCCATATCTCTTAATATATTTATTGGCGTTATCTATTAAAGGTTGGCTTAATAGATCTGCACCGTCTCTAAAATTAGGGCCTCTATAATCAGGAGTATTTCCATAGTTACACCCACAACAACGATATCCCCACGAACAAGTATCATTAGTTACTTTTCTTGCAGGTATATTCAAATTCTGAATATCTATTTTAGTTGCTAATTCTAACTCAACAAATTCTTTATTTTCAGATTTTTTCAGATTTATTAAAAATTTATCATAAGCAATATAAGTTTTAAATGATGAAATTCCAAATGGATTTATACCATCACTAAAATTTACAATATCTAAATCTTTAGCAAGAATTTTTTTTCTTATAAACCTCTTGCCAATCAAATCTTTACGATCTTTTAAAACATGCGATATATAATTATTTATATTAGCTATTTTTAATGTTGGCTTAGATTGTTTTCCATCTGACGAACTCTGTAGATTAGATAATTCAGAAGGTATAAAAATATATTCTTGGCCTTGAAAAACCATACCTTTAGAAAAATTTTTAGAACCATGAAAACGCAAATAACCTTCTGTCGATTCTAGCTCTAATTCATATAAATCAAAAACCACATAATTGTCTAGTTTAAAAAATGTTTTCATATTATGATTTTCCTGCTAAATTAAAAATATTCGGTAATCTAAAACTATATAAATCAGATTTCAAATTAATACTGGTACAATCGGTTTCTCCACTAAATAAACTCATATAGTAATCAGCATAATACGCATATGCAGAATTTAATTCAGATTCCGATAACAATCTTTTGTAAAAAGACACATCAAAATAATTTATACCTATACTGGCATTTCTATTAATTAATTTTAAAGTAGTACTATTTAAATTTTTTAATAAAGGGCCGGGCGAATTTGTTTGATTAACTAACTCCCTATTAATAAAATAACTATAAGTATTGCCTGTTCTTCGTATTTGTAATATAAACGGCCTGTATAAAGCGTTGGATTTAATTTTTTCTACATAAACATTGCTGCCACCTGATATAGTTGACGTTCCTAATTTAAAAGTATAATCTGTAATATTTGATACAGCGTAAGTGTTTTTATCTTGTACGTGTGGAGAACTTGAATCGTAACTAGCTATACCAGATGGCAGCGTATCCGCATAAAAACAAACAATATCTCCATTTTGTAAATTATGTTTAGTAGATGTTGTTATGACACTAGAACTAATACTCGATACTTTAGATCTAATATACAATTGTTTAGAAATCTTTCTTCCATAAAGTTTAGACGAAGAAGCGTTTATTGAATCGATTAGACATGTATTATTATAATTAAATGAAACATTTTCTTTCGGAAAAGGGATGTATAACAAACTTTCAAAATTTTTAATATTAAACTGACTGCTAGTTATATTTTTTTCATTTAAATACCAATCAAAAACAGAACAATAAACATCGACATCAGTAGATGTGAAATCATCAAAACTACAGACGAAAAATAAATCAAAATCATCGAAAGAAATATTTGCATTTGCAGCAAAAGTCAATTTTAGAAATTGATTATTTTTTAAATTTATAGCTTTATATGTTGAAGAACTTAAATTTTTATAGTTTGATATATAGGCCCCCTCGTTAGCACTTGTTAGATTTTCAAGAGTATAAGATCCAGAACCAGACCAACTTGTTGCATTTGATATTCCACTTTGATTGAATCTAAATACATAATCAGAAGCAAGATTTTTATTATATAAACTATAATTAACACTGGCGTTTGAAAAAGAATCTATAAGATAACCGGGTTGTCTATTATTTAAATTTTTATTAAATGGATACCAAAAGAATGCGTCTTTTACTAAATTTTTATACGATAGCTTTTGATTAGGGTCATTCGTAGCAAGATAAGGAAAATAATAACTATTTTTTTCTCCTCTCACTGTATACGACAAATACGCAGAACCTACTTCACCATTATCTAGGATTGGGCTAACAACATCATAAGTTGCCTCCAAAATTCTCGCAACGTTTCCATTTGGATCAAGAACTCCCGAATAACTTTGAGCATTATAATAAACATAATAAAGCCAATATTTTCTATTAACTTCTGTATCTTCTAAGTACCCTTTTGGATATGTACCATTAAATGGAATAACTCCATATTGAGTTGGACTACTTATATTTGAAGTGTCAAAAAATAAAAAAAACGTTTGCCATACACTAACATAAGCAAAACCCCCTTTTCCACCTCCAGCACCAGCGCCAAACTTTGGTTCACAAACTGTTCCATTTCCTAAATTTGAAACTTGATTAATATTTGGTAATTGACTGTATATATTATATTTTATATCTGTTCTCTGTCCTATATTTACTAAATTTGTTTTTGCTTTTAATGTTATACATGGACCACCATTTGTTGTATCACTATATTTTTTTAATGGATCAGTTGGGGTTGTTCCATTATTAGTTTCAGAAAGATACAAAACTTCTGCTGCGAGTTTAGGAATAAAATTAGCTCCATAAGTTGTACCTGTTCTTTCCATTCCTCTCTCATAATAAACATTAGTTCCATCTCCATATTTACCCTTTAATTCCGTATTATATGGAACATATATATTTATAAATGTACCGCCATCTCCAGTTAAGTTATTAAATACACCATCTAAACTCAACGCTCCAACATTTCCATCTCTTGATTCAAAAACGCTTTTTTCTGGCAAATAAATGTTTATTCCTGAATAAGCTGAAAAATCAATGCCACCATTTTGTTTTATTATTTCAGCGTATAAATCATAAGTATAACTATACCAAGTGCTAAAATTATTATAAAAATTAAAAGCTTTTTTAACTAATTTAATATTTATAGGCGCTCCAGAATATCCTATTGATACTTCATTTGAATAAGCATCAGCATTTGAATCAACTCCAGTTGCATATACAGAAACGCCAGTATTGTTATTAACTAAACTATATAATCTAGCATAATAATTTTGATCGGCTGTCAAATTTGAATTTATACTTCTATTTAAAGTAAAAACTCTATCATCATCATTAAATCCATAATAAGTTGAAAATTTTGGATTTAAATCTGTATTTTCAGCTATATTAAAATCTTTAGAATATTCTATCTGCAAACTAGTAAAATCTACACCAGTAGCCAAATCTAATCTATAACCAGTAATAAAATAATTTTTTAAATTAGATCCAGAAATCCCTGTCGGATCTTTCCAATAAAAATCATATTTCATGTTTTGTCTATCGCCAATAACTCTAAAAGCTCTTGGATTTCCACCAGTTATATCAATTAATTTAGATCCAGTTAAATTTAATGTAATATCTCCACTTGGATCTACTGACCC